CATTGCCCAAAAGCGCCTTGAGAGATTGAACACAGCCGGATATCAGACAGCGGGAGTGTCATTCCCTACTGTAAAGGAACTGAAGGAGCGCGGGATCAGTCCGGGGACCGCGCTCCGGACCGTCCAACAGTTCCTTAATGCTCCGACAAAACTGATTGAGTTCAGGAAACAGCCAACAGAGAAACTGTCCTTCCGGCAGACGGCGTCCGGTGTCCAGCTGGGTGAGCGCGAACGGCAGATGAAGCGGGCCAGGGATGCCAGATACCGGGAACGCGTCCGCGAACTGACCAAGGATGACAAGCGGTTTATGAAGGCTGCGCGGAGACTGGGATTGAATATCACTCCCAGCACTGCAAAAGCTTTCACTGAGTATGTCAAGTACCGCCATGCCCAGGGTATCGGATCCGTGAAGTACTGGATGGCGAATATCGTTGAAGATTTTATGGAAGCCACAAAGGGAAAGCCGAAAACAGGAGAAGCAGTGCTGAAAGACTATCAACGCTTCCTGGCGGACCGGGCAGATCTGTTGGCAGCCAGCAGTGAGATCGGAAACAGTCCCACAGCGCAAACATCTGATATGTTCAATGTTTCATGGTTGGAATTTATACAAGCGAGAGGATGATTAGTCATTATGTTATATCAGATGGGAGATATAACAGCCGGAGTCCTGGACCTGAAGGCGGAGTTATTAAAGGAAGGGATCCTTCCCAGGGTTCCGAAAGCTAAAAAGCCTTTGATGAAGGCCAACTATTATGTTAATGTCATGTCTGCTTTTGATATCGAGACAAGCAGACTGGACCTGTCCGACACTCCGGCGGAGCATGACTATCATGCTTTTATGTATGTCTGGCAGTGGCAGCTGGGTAGGGACAGCACTATAATAGGAAGAAACTGGTCATCTTTTGAGATTCTGATTAACTTATTAAGCAATGCGCTGTTTGAGATATCAGAAGATCAGGGACTTCCGGAGATACCGCGCCTGGTGTGCTGGATCCATAACGCAGCGCATGAATTTGCCTTCTTGTCCGGGATATACCATTTTAAGCCGGAGGAAGGATTTTACAGGGAAGTCCGGAAGCCTATCTGGTTCAGTATGAACAGGTGCATAGAGTTCAGATGCTCATACCTTCAGACTAATATGAGTCTCCGGAAGCTGACAAAGCAGTACGGAGTTCAGGAAAAACTGTCCGGGCAAAAGTTCGATTATGAAAAGATCCGTTTTCCCTGGACGAAGTTAAGCGAATATGAAATGGAGTACGCGGTGACAGATGTCCGGTCCCTGGTGGAAGTTATGCGGATCCGGATGGAGAAGGACGGAGACAATCTCCAGACAATTCCATTAACCAGTACCGGCTATGTCCGGCGGGATGTCCGGCAAGCACTGAAACCGCTGTTTCTCCAGATCCGGGATATCCTTCCGGATGAAGATCAGTACAGGCTGCTGCGGAAGGCCTTCCGCGGAGGGAACACGCACTGTAATAAAGCAAAGTCCGGCAAGATCCTGACGGATGTGTATAGTTATGATATGGCAAGCTGTTATCCGGCTATGCAGTTAACCAAGCAATATCCAATGAGCAAGTTCCGCTGGCTGGATGACAGGCTGACGCTGGACAGGATCCTCCGTTTTCTGAAGCTGAATTATGCAGTAGTTGGATTGTATGAGTTCACAAATATTAGACTAAAGAAAAAATCCACACCTATTCCGTATCTGTCCCTGGCCCGCACTGAAAGTGTGGGTTTTAGGTGTGATAATGGCAGATTGCTATACGCGGACTTTTCCCGGATGGCATTAACGGAAATAGACCTGGAAATTGTGCTGGCCCAGTATGATTATGATTTGATTGATGTAAAGTCCGCTATGGTCGCGCAAAAGGGATATTTACCGGAAGAATACAAGGAAGTTATCCGGAAATACTATCATAATAAGACATACTTGAAAGGTACACAGGATCCGGATGAACAGTATCTGTATCAGAAGGACAAGGAAAAGCTGAACGCTATATACGGGATGTCCGCCCAGGATCCGATACACGCAGATGTAAAGTATGATGATGGAGTCTGGACTGTTTCCGGATATGACAGGCCCCGGGAAGAAATTGATAAAACGCTGTTGAAAGCCAAGTTTCCATACCAGTGGGGAGTATATACCACAGCATACGCAAGACAGGCCCTCCAGGAAGGGATAGACCTGGCCGGGAAGCAGATGGTTTACTGTGATACAGACTCAATCAAGACTGAAGGCCCTGTTGATATTGAGAGGATAAACGGCTACCGGCGGAAGCTGGCGCGGGTGTATGGAGGTGTGGAAAAGGACCGGAAGGGACAGGAACATTATATTGGCATATTTGAATATGAAGGCAAGTATGACAGGTTTATATCATGCGGGGCAAAACGGTACGCATATGAACAGGATGGGCATATGTCCATTACTGTTGCCGGGGTAACAAAAGAAGTCAATGAAGAAACCGGGATCCCTTTTGCAGTGGAAGAACTGGGATGCCTGGAGAACTTCCATGAGGGGATGAAGTGGATCCGGGCCGGAGGGATTGCAGCAGTATATAATGACGATGACGATTTTATGTACACGGATCCGGAGTCCGGCCAGCAGCTGCACATAGGAAAGAATGTCGCGCTGGTTCCGTCTACATATGAAATGACCTATGAGACAGATTATAGAAAACTGTTGTTTGAACTGGACCTGTATGGGGAATATCTGGATAAAAGGGAGTGAAACAGATGGGGAAGATATATAACAAGACTGGCTGGGTGAACTGGCCCTGGTTTATGACGGATCCGGCGGTATTCATTATGATGATAGGCCCGCGAGGTGTTGGCAAGACCTACGGGGTATTTGATTACTGTATAGATAACCGGATCCCGTTTATATATGTCCGGAGACTCAAGACCCAGCTTGAACTGTGCGGGAAGCCTTCCGGAAATCCTTTCCGGAAGATCAGCATTGATAAACATATCAATATTGTTCCTTTCAAGTCTGACGGAGTTATCAGCTTCCGGCTGGACTGCCGGACCGGCGAAGAAATTGCTTGCGGGGTTGCGCTGTCAACAGTGGCCACCGTGCGAGGGGTGGACTTCTCCGGGTATGATGTGATCATATTTGATGAATCTGTTCCGATGGCCGGGGAGAAACCTATTAAGGATGAGTTCCAGACATTTCTGAACTTCTATGAAACTGTGAACAGGAACAGAGAGTTAACCGGAGAAAAGCCGGTAAAGTGCATTTTGCTGGGCAATGCCAACAAGTTAAGCAATCCATATTTTACCGGCTGGAAGTTTACCAAGACCGCGCTCCGGATGCTCCGGGGCGGACAGATGGTTTATCGGACTCCGGACGGATCCAGAATGATGGTATTGCTCCAGGATTCTCCGGTAAGTGAAAAGAAGTCCAGAACAGTTCTTTATAAAAATGCAACGGAGGACTTTATCACTATGGCCCTGGATAATGCTTTCCAGACAGACGAAACCATTATCCATAGCGAACCGCTGAAGGAATATATCCACCTGGTATCCGTGGGCGAGATCGGAATATATAAGCATAAGTCTGAGCGCAGATATTATGTGAGCGCGAAAACAAGTACTCCGTATTATTCGGATTTTGGTATTCAGCTTAAAATGTTTCAACAGGTTTACTTTATGCTCCGGGTGTATTATATGGAAAAGAAAAATATTATCTTTGAAGATTATGAAAGTGAACTATTATTCCGCGATTATTTTGATTTGCTTTAATAATTTTAATTGTTGACAATATTTATAATTGGGTGTAATATAATTACAGAAATTGACTTTGATGGGAGGTCAAAAAAATGGATCCGCTTATGTTAGTTTATAAAATGGGAGAAGAAACAAAGGTGGTAACATTCAAACATTCTGAATCATTAGTAAGTTTCACAGCTATGTGCAGAGAGTTTGAATATCCCTATGAAATTTATGCATACAATAAAGTATGCGGAATGGGATATATATTATCTCAACGCTGGCCAGCGAAGTTCTGATATTGTCCATCCCGGCCCGGACGCCGGACCGGGTGGACAGTACCAGACAGGTACTGAATAATAAATTTATGGGAGGTTATCAACATGGCAGAACTGACAGCAAAAGAACTCTTCAGGGCGAAGAACGGGGATGGGGTGCAGAATGTCCGCGACTGCGAGGGCCAGATCCTCCGGCCCATTGCGTTCACCACAAAGCGGTACATCGGCCAGGATGAGAAGGAACACGAAGTCCTGATCATCAAGGACGGCAAGACCAGCGGGATGTTCAAGACGGAGGTCCGGGCCTTCATTGAAAAGTACCGTGACTATGAAGAGTCTTTCGGCGGTGAAGCTGACGAGGACAAGCCGGAGATCGTCATTATCCTGAACAAGTCCAAGAAGGGCAACACCTACGTTAATTTCGATCTGGTTGGGGATTGAGTCCCAGCTGCTGGATCCGGAGGATAATCCTCCGGATCTTTTTATTTACAATTTATTTGATTCGTGTAAAATAATAGATAGAGGTTGGTTGATTGCTTCCCATACGCAAGGCCCGGAAGGCCTGGGACGCTCCGGCGGGAGCAAGAGAGCAATTAACCAGCCTACTATTTTTATGGAGGAATATATCATGCAAGACTTTATTAACATTGTCCAGGGTGTTGGTTTTCCTATTGCCTGTTGTATTGCCCTGTTTATTATGTTGCAGAATCAGCAGAAGCAGCATAAAGAAGAATCGGAACAAATCCGGGCTGCGCTGATTGAACAGAAGGTTGCTTTTACAGAAGCAATTCATAGCCAGGAATCACGAACCACAGAAGCAGTCAACAATAATACGATGGTTATGCAACGGCTGGTTGATATGCTGGAAGGTGATAAAAAATGATTAGCGCGATTCATTTTGCAGATGTCGCGGATGATCCTTCCTATAATAAATACAAGTATGATGACATGGACTGTCAGAAGTTTGTCGAAAAAGTATTATATGACTCCGGTGTCCGGAAGCCGGACGAATCCGCGTATAACTGGAAGGGATCCAACTCCATGTGGCGGAACGCATTATCCTGGCGCGGGACTATCGCGGAAGCGGTAGAGAAGTTCGGCCAGATCCCGGACGGCGCATGGGCCTTCATGCTGAAATATGATGGAGGGGAAAAAGACCGGGGATATAATGACGGTGAAGGCAATGCCACTCATGTAGGTATTTATGTAGGAGGTGGACTTGTCCGCGATTCCACCAGAAGCACAAAAACCAAAAGGGATGGAGTTGGACTCCGGAGCATATCCGATTTTAATATGGTGGGACTGTGCAAATATCTTGACTACAATGTCGGAAATGTGGATAATAAAAGTCAGATAAAGTCAATTCTTGACGATATCGAAAAAAGATTGGAAGATTTACGGAGGGTTTTGTTATGACACATGGGGAAATCATGGAACTTGTCCAGGCGGGATTTAAGCCTGAACAGATTATGACGCTCGCTACTTCCGGGACGCTCCCATCCGTTCCGGATCCTGTTCCGGCAGATACAACCCCATCTGCCGGGGCCTCCGAATCTCCCATAAAAGAGGAAGCAGCTGTTCCGGATCCGACTCCCGCAGCTGCTCCCTCTGAGGGAGAAACGGAACAGCCGGATCCCCTGGAAGAAATCCGGGAAACCGTCCGGCAGTTACAGGCGGAAAACGCGGATCTGAAGAAACAGATCCAGTCCGCGAATATCCGGGACCGTACCATTAACACTGTGGCAGTCCCGGACGCATCCAAAACCCTGGCGGAGATCATCCGCCCCACTTTCCATAATAATGTTGAATCAAATCATTAAGGAGGTATTCACATGGATAGGGACATTGCTATCAAAGTTCTGGAAGTCCTGACCGCTATCAAGGAGGACCTGGACGACATCGTTACCAACACAACCCCGGCGGGCAATGAAGAAGAACCCCAGGGTTAAATAACAAAGGAGGTATATATCAATGGGCGTAAATTCTCTTACTTTCCAGCAGTGTTCAACTGTTCTTACCAGTCTGTATAAACAGGCATCCGGGCGGGATGTGGTGGTGTCCACTACTCCGGACTTTATCAGTGTGGCATCCGCTACCCTGTCCCTGGGAACTGACGCTGTCCTGAACGCGCTGTCCAATGTGCTGGCCCGGACCATTTTCTCTGTCCGGCCCTACTCCGCCCGCCTGGCCGGTCTGGAAAAAGACCTTCCGACCTGGGGCCACTATATGCGGAAGCTGGCTGTTGTCGACGATGACTGGGATGACTCCAAGGCCTATGCGTGGCCTGTGGCCTATGACTCCAGCCAGTCCGGCCATGAATATGGTGACGGGTACTCCGTGGACCAGTGGACCATTAAGAAAAGGAAGGTCCAGCAGACGAACTTCCTGGGCCAGTCCGTTTTCCAGGATCATTACACTGTTTTTGAACAGCAGCTGGAAACCGCGTTCTCCGGCCCGGAAGAATTCGCGGAGTTCCTGTCCATGCTGACAACCACTATGTCCAACAAGCTGGAACTGGCGAAGGATGCCCTGTCCACTGGACTGGTGTGTAACATGATCGGCACGCTGCTGGTGGAAAACAACAGTGACCGCGTTGTCAAGCTGCTGACTGAGTACAACAGCCTGACCGGAGGTTCCTATACTGCGTCCAGTATTTTCCTTCCGGATAACTATGCGCCCTTTATGAAGTGGGTGTATGGACGGATTGCCGGTGTGGCTTCCATGTTCCGGTCCATGTCGGTGAAGTACCAGACAACCATCAACAGCCAGCCGGTCCCGCGTCATACTCCGTATGAAAAGCAGAAACTGTTCATGCTGGCGAATGACCGCTTCCAAATTGACTCCCGCGTCCTGGCTGATACGTTCCATGATAACTATCTGGATAAGGCCGGTGTTGAAACCGTGGCCTTCTGGCAAGGCATTGACACCCCGGACAAGGTGATTGTCAAGCCGACCTACACCAACACTTCCGGTGTTGTGACCACTGCCGGATCCGCCAAGACCCAGGCGGGTATCTTCGCACTGCTGACGGACACTGACGCAATGGGCTGGGCAATGGTCCATCAGAACATCCGGCCCACTGTGGAAAATGCCGCGGGCGAGTACCGGAATCTGTGGTACAATATGCGCCTTCGCTGCTTCCAGGACAATACTGAAAAGGCTGTCGTGTTCCTCCTGGCGTAATCGGTTCCTCTTTCTCCAATAGGGGAGTGGGATATTATCCCCTCCCCTACCTTTATATAAAGGAAGTGATAACTTGTTTACTGCTGAATTTTTCCAGTTCAGTAAAAAACGGAACAGCACCAAACAGCCAACATCCGGATCCGGGACCACTTATTCCAACCTGGAATTGAAGGATGACTGCTCCATCCTGAACCCCATTATCCGGCTGCGGGTAGCCGGGATGCCTGTGGTTTCTGTTGCTCCAGTGAATACTTTCACATATTGTTATATCGGAAAATTCAACCGGTATTATTTCATTGATGACTGGGTATATACTGCCGGGATGTGGGAAGGGCATCTGTCCATTGATGTGCTGGCCAGCCATAAGACGGAGATCGGGGCAACTTCCGCATATGTGGAACGGAGCGCTTCCACTTATGACGGATCCATTATTGATAAACTATATCCCGCGAATACGGATTATGATATACAGTATGCTTCCCTGGCCTATGCGTATCTGAATGTGGCGCCCTCCGGCGGTGCTTATGTGGTTGGTATTATCAACTCCCAGGCGAACAATGCCGGAGCCGTGACTTATTACGCAATGACCCAGGCCCAGCTGGAGAGTTTGCTTGCTTATATGTTCGGAAACGATATCTGGAACAGCAGCGGGATCACGGAGATCTCTTCCGGACTGTTTAAGTCCATGTTCAATCCGATACAGTATATCGCGTCCTGTCTCTGGTTCCCTTTCCCGGTGTCTACATTTTCATCTACTGATGCAACTGTATACCTGGGATATTATAGTACAGGGGTTACTGCTAAGATCCTGACCAGTCTTGCCCACAAAGCATATATCACAGGAACGATCCCTTCGCATCCCCAGGCATCCAGCCGGGGATCCTATCTGAATTATGCACCTTATACAGATGTGACTCTGTTTATCCCGCCTTTCGGATCCATTCCGATTGACACAGCTTTCCTCAAAAAAGGATCGTATCTGTATTGTCCGTACTGGGTGGACCATATCACTGGCGAAGCTGTTATCAGGGTTTCCCTGTGTAGCAGTGGTACTCTGGTGGAAACCAACGTTTGCGCGGAGAGAGCGTCCAAGATTGGAGTACCTATCCAGATTGCACAGGTAATGGCTGATTACTCCCATACAATCCAGACCATGCAGTCCGGACTGTCCGGAGGTATCGCCGGAATTATTGCCGGGGCCATAGGTACAACCGTCCAGTCCGCGCTGGATGCTAAGTTCCCCGCAGTATCATCCTCCGGAAGTAACGGATCCTATATGGAGACAATCCAGTCAGGATTGATAGTTGCTAAACATACGAAGATTGTCGACGCGGATAATACCGACCTGGGCCGTCCTCTGATGACCACAAAAACATTGAATACTCTGTCAGGATATATCAAGTGTGGGGAAGCGCATTTTGCATCTCCGTGTCTTGCCAGTGAACGCGCCAAGGTGGAAGAGTTCATGCTGTCCGGCTTTTATTATGAGTGAGGTTGATTATGCAGATCCAAAAAATTAACGGCTGGTGGATGTCCACTGATACTCTGATGGGATCCACTGACACCAGCAGTATAGGATCCCGCATGATTGAAAACGCACGAAAGATCCGGGACTATTTCAAGTCAAAAGGTTGGAGTGATTCCGCAATCGCTGGTATGCTGGGAAACATCCAGTTGGAATCAACTTTCAGTCCGGCATTGATACAAAGTACAAACAGATGGAGACTTCCAAACAGCGCTGCAAACTTATCTGATGTCCCTAACTCCGTTATGTTGAACTTTTATGATTCATACTATGGAGGATCCGGCGGTGGTTACGGTATTGGTCTTGTCCAGTGGGACGGATATACTTCCACGGCGCCGGCGGGGCAAAAGCTGGTATCATTCGCTGAACGGTATGGCCTTAACTGGTATGATGGAGACACACAAACTTTCCGGATCTTCCGGGAATATGAAACCAATATCCAGTGGCAGTCAGCCACAATTAACGGAATCACCTGGTACTGGTCCAACTATGTGACCAATACACAAACACCGGAAGTGTCCGCCAGGATCTGGCAAGTATGTTATGAAGTCGCGGATCCGGGAACACTGGCCACAAGACAGGCGAACGCGCGATACTGGTATGATTACTTTATTGCGCATCCCACAGCGTTTTCTGATCCTGTGTATTTGCTCCTGGTTAATGCTAATAAGAAGAAGGTGATAAAAAATGTACGGTTCAGAAATTAGTATCCCTACTGAGTATGATGTAAACAATCTGCTCGCAAACATTGTTTCCCCTAATACGCTGCACTGCCGGAATAATATGTTGTTCGGTTACTTCCGGCGGTATCTGCTCCAGGAAGTATTCTCCATCTATAAATGGAATCTCCCGGAGTCCTGGGACCAGGACTATTTCCTGTACACCCTCTTCTGCCGGGGGTATGTCTGCATTATTGACACCGGCGCGAAAGAGTGGGGAGTTATCCCGCAGTGGGGCGGACTGGGAGGGTATAATGTTTTCTACCGGCCCGCTTATGCGATCATTGCCAACCCCCTGTTCAAGAAAACAATCCAGGCCGAGATTGGAAAAGAGTGTGCAGTCATAAAGCTGATGCCGGACTACCGGTCCATTATGGACCTGGTGGACCACTATGCGGACCGCATGGCCCTGGCATCCGAAACAATTGATATAAACCTGGCCAACAGCATGGTATCCACTGTTTTCGCTGCGGAATCCAAACAGGAAGCTGAGTCCCTCAAAAAGATGTTTGATAAGATCCGCTCCGGGGATCCAGCTGTTGTGATCGGAAAGAAGTTCTTCCGGGATGACGGTACTCCCAACTGGCAACCCTTCCAGGCGAATGTCAAAAACATCTACATTGTTTCGGACCTTATCTCCGATATCCGGAAAATCAAGGAAGCCTTCCTCACTGATATCGGTACTCCCAACTGCAATACAGACAAGCGGGAAAGACTCACAGATGATGAGGTAAACTCCAACAATGTGGAAACCAGAACCAAGGTTGAACTGTGGATGGACTCCATCCAGCGCGGGATCCGGGAAGCGAAGAAACTGTTCCCGGCCCTGGAGATGTCTGTTGCATATCGGTATGATCCTCCGGCTATGAATAAGGACCCGCAAGAGGGGAGGGAAGAATAATGCCCGCTACACTGTCAATCCGTGGCCTGTACCAGGCGGATAACACACTATTCTCAGAGATGTCCGTTTGCTCCGAAATGACGAACGAGGACAAGCAAACCATTATTGATAACATCCTCATGGAGTTCGCGGAACTGGAAGTCATCTATCCGGATCCTGTCTTTATGAAACACGCAATAGGCGCCTGGTCCTGGAAGGAAGTACCCACCTGGGACAGAATCTATGCAGCTGCTATGGCAGATTACAATCCCATTGAAAACTATAACCGCACGGAGACTTCGTCCGAAACTGCAAACGGAACACACTCAGAGCAGTCCTCCGGATCTGAGACTCACTCCGGAACGGATACAGAAACCAACTCCGGCACTGATAATATCACTCATTCCGGTACAGACTCCAGTAATACATCCAATACATCCCGCCATACTGGAACGGTCACGGATGCTAATTCTGGATCCGATACACTCACCACTAACCGCGCTGCTTTCGATTCTTCATCTCTGGTTACAACCGGGACGGATACAACTCTTCATGGCCACACTCTTACCCACACTTTTAACGAAACAACCACAGATTCCGGAAATGCTTCTGTAACACATGGCGAAAAAATCGGAACGACTCATGGTCATGTAATTGCAACAAAACATGGTGAGTCTATCAATAACTCCGGCAACCGGTCCGGAACTGATAAGAACACTGTGACCAGGAACAGCCATATTGCTGGTAACATAGGCGTGACTACTTCCCAACAGATGCTGGAACAGGAACTGCTTGTGGCGCCCAAGCTGAATGTGTATAATTATATTATGGAATCATTCAAAAACCGCTTCTGTCTGGAAGTATGGTAATAAGGAGGTATTTTCATGGCTCTTATCAAATATCCCTATACTAATCTGCATGAACTGAACCTGGACTGGCTTATTGAACAGCTGAATAATCCGGACGGACCTGTCAGATCCGTTAATGGTAAGTCCGGCATTGTCACGCTCACAGGTGAGGATATTGCAAGATCTACCAGCAATCCGGAGACTGTGGCTGCGGCACTCCAGACCCAGGGTTCTGCACTCCAGACGGTCCGTAACCAGATTGGTGTTACTGCTCTGCCCACTGTGGCCCAGACGCTGACTGGCGCAATCGCGGAAAATGCTCAGACAATTGCAGATGTCGAAGACAATGTCATTGGCAATACGGAGTTGCCCACTGAGGCCCAGACCCTGACGGGTGCAATCGCGGAAAATGCTGATAATATTGGAGGTAATGCAAATAGTATTACCGGTATCAATAATAAAATTGGTACTACTGCGATGCCCACCACTGCACAGACTCTGACCGGCGCGATTGCTGAAAACGCTGGTAATATTAGTACTCTGAATACACAAAAAGCAAGCTATGAAGCTGGAACCTGGACCCCTCACCTGTACGATCTGGACACGAAACTTCGTGATCTTCCCTCCGGAAACTATTTCAAGATCGGAAAAGTGG